AAGGCCAGTCTCAGGATAACGCTGAGCAAAAGCCGGATCCCACTACCGAGCAGCCGAAAAAGGATGAAGAGAAGCCTGGCGAAAAGAAAGACGGAAAAGAAGAAAACAAAAAACCTGAAGGCGCGCCGGAAACCTATGAATTCAAAGCCGCTGAAGGCGTTGAACTGGATACGGAAGCCCTGAAGGACTTCGAACCGGTGGCACGCGAACTGAACCTGACTAATGAGCAGGCGCAGAAGCTGGTGGACGCATACCCGAAAATCCTGGCTGGCGTGCAGCAGCGTCAGGTTGAAGCCTGGCAAAAACAAACTCAGGACTGGGCGGCGGATGTGAAAGCCGACAAAGAGATTGGCGGCGACAAACTCACCGCCAGCCTGAGCAAAGCGCAACAGGCGCTGGAAACGTTCGGCACTCCCGAGCTCAAAGAATACCTGAACGAAACCGGCCTCGGTAACCACCCCGAACTGGTGAAAGCGTTCGTGAAAATCGGTAAGGCCATGTCGGAAGACAACATGGTCTCCGCCGGAAATACCGGCCAGCGTAGTGCTGCCGAAGTGCTCTATGGCAAAAACTAAGAGAGGATATAACCATGGCTGTTAAAGGCTTAACTGCGCTGACGCTGGCAGACTGGGGTAAGCGCGTAGATCCCAACGGGAAGGTCGATAAAATTATTGAGCTTCTCGGTCAAACTAACCCGATCCTTCAGGATATGCCGTTTGTCGAAGGCAACCTGCCAACCGGGCACCGCACCACTATCCGCACCGGCTTGCCCGCTGCTACGTGGCGACTGTTGAACTACGGCGTTCCGCAGGGTAAATCAACCACTGCGCAGGTTACCGATACTGTCGGTATGCTGGAAACCTACGCAGAGGTAGATAAATCGCTGGCAGATCTGAACGGCAATACCGCCGAATTTCGTCTGTCGGAAGACCGTGCATTCATTGAAGGCATGAACCAGCAGATGGCGCAAACGCTGTTTTACGGCGATACCAGCGTCAACCCGCAGCAATTCATGGGCCTTTCTTCCCGCTACTCCAGCAAATCCGCCGGTAACGGTCAGAACATTATCGACGCTGGCGGCACCGGCACCGATAACACTTCTATCTGGCTGGTGGTTTGGGGTGAAAACACGGTGCATGGCATCTTCCCGAAAGGCCAGAAAGCTGGCTTGCAGCATCAGGATTTGGGTGAGCAAACCCTTATCGATGCCAATGGCGGCAAATACCAGGGCTATCGTACCCACTATAAGTGGGATAACGGCCTTGCTCTGCGCGACTGGCGCTATGTTGTTCGCATCGCGAATATCGATGTCAGTGATCTGAGCGGCGGCAGCGCAGCCAACATCGTCAAACTGATGGTAGCCGCACTGCATCGCATCCCGAACCGCGGCATGGGCAAACCGGTGTTCTATATGAACCGCACCATTGCCCAGGCGCTTGACCTCCAGTCTCTGGACAAAGCGTCGCTGGCGCTGTCCGTCAAAGAGACCGAAGGCGAATTCTGGACCACGTTCCGTGGCATCCCAATCCGTGAAACCGACGCGATTCTGGAAACTGAATCCCGCGTTGTGTAACGCCTGTCATTAACGAATGGGCCTTAACGGGCCCATAAATGGAGATAAAGAGATGATCCTCGACAAACCGTTGATGTTCTCCGAATCACAGGCGGTTACGGCGTCTGCTGCTTCGACTGATGTGATTGACCTTGGCCCGATTGACGGCACGCGCCGCGACATCGGCGTGGGTGAGCCGCTGGAATGGTTCGTTAACGTCAATACCACGGCGACCGCCGCCGGTGCTGCAACTCTTAACGTCAACCTTCAGACCAGCCCGGACAACTCCACCTGGACGACCATTGCGAGTTCCGGCGATCTGGCGCTGGCCGCGCTGACTGCTGGTAAACGCATCGTTTCCCAGAAAGTGCCGCAGGGTGTTCAGCGCTACCTGCGCCTGAACTATGTCGTAGGCACCGGGCCGCTGACCGCCGGCGCTTTCACCTCGGGTATCAATCTGGATGTGGATGGCAACAACACCACGTTCTACGCGACCCGTTCCAAAATCACTGGTTAAGGAATAAGTAAATGACTCAGGAAAAAGCGAAGTACCGCGTTCTGCGTCTGTCTTTTATCGGCAACCAGTTGCTGGATGAAGGCGCGGAAGTGGAATACGACGGCGAACCTGGCAGCGCGCTGGAGCCGCTCAACGATGCCGCTGAGGCTGCCAAGAAGAAAGCCATGAAGAAACATGGGCATTCAGCCTATGACGTTAAACCGGCAACGGGGAACGTTCTGGATGGCGGCTCTAACGAAGTATCCAGCGGCGCTATCAGCGACGATCTGGCATCGCTTCGACAGCAGTACGAAGACCTTTTCAACGAGAAGCCCGGCAACATGAAGGCCGAAACGTTGAAAGAGCGTATCGCCGATAAGCGTAAAGAGCTGGGCGTTTAAGCCTCAGGTGTTGAACAGAGGGGCTTCGGCCCCTTTCTTGCAGGAGCGTATTATGGAACTCGTAAACCTCAAAACCGGCACCGATACCTACCAGGACGAAAGCGGCAAAACGCATACCCGCGACGATTACCCGTGGGGTCTGTGTATCAATCTCGACAATGAAACGTTGAAAAAACTCGGTGCCACGCCGCAACCGGTAGGTTCTGAAGTCATGATTACTGCCCGCGCCATTATCAAAAGCACTTCCTCTCGCGAAAGTGAAGACGGCGCCCGCCATGATGCCAGCCTGCAAATCACTGATATGGCGATCGCCGCAGCCAGCCAGCAGGAACAAAAAAGTGCCGCTGAAACTCTGTACGGAACCGGGGGTGAGTAATGCCTTCCGTCATCGAGATCTGCAACCGGG